TTATACCAATTCAGGTATATAGTTGTGGAAATTGTGGTAAAGTACCTGAAAAATTAAAACAGGACATAGATGGCAACGGTTAAAAAGAAGAGTCTATTTGACCACATCAAACAAATAACAGATGTTCAAAATCCTAACTATTGGGATGAGATTTCTGATGATGATAAAAAGTCGTGGTCAAATTATATGGTTAATAGATTTCTATCTATGAAAATGGATTGGGTGGAGTTTGTCAATGAAGTTCAAAGATATCCACTACAACCAAAAGAATTATATAAAGTTTACACAGACATTTTGCCAAAGAAAAGACAATGGCTTAAATATGTCAAAGGAGATAAGAAAATGAAATATCCAAAATGGGTTTATGAAATAGTTGCTAAACATTTACAATCAAGTCTTAGAGAAGCATCTCAAGCAGTAGAAACATATGAGATGTCTCACGGTGGTCAGGCTGAGCTTGTAGATATACTAATGAAGTATGGTAAAACTGAGGAAGAGTGTCGTAAGATTGGATTATGAGTGTTACCGACTTTACAGTTGAGTACATAAACCGAAAAGCACTTGTTAGTTTCATAGAGAAACATCACTATTCACATAATGTAAATGGTATTCAATCGTATCATCATTTCGGTTTATATACAGAGGGCAATTTTGGATTACCTAGAATGATTGGTGCTATGATGTATGCTATACCATCAATGCCACATACAGCAGCTAAATATAATCCTATTAATCCAAGTAGGTGTATGGAGTTAAGAAGGTTATGTTGTATTGATGATACACCCAAAAATACAGAGAGTTATTTTATTGGCAAAACACTTAGGTGGCTAAAACAGAATACAGATATAGAGGTTATAGTTTCTTTTGCTGACCAACACTATGGTCATGCTGGTACGATTTATAAAGCTAGTAACTTTGATTATTTGGGTGAAACTGCTCCTGGTCAGGTATTGATGGTAGATGGTAGAGAGATGCATAGTAGGTCTTTAAATCAGAAACTAAGACCTTATGGTAGAGAGTTAAAGAGAAG